CAAGATACTGTTAGTCTGTCAGAAGGCAGCACATATAGATTTGATCAGTCTGATAGTAGCAACTCTGGTCATCCGCTAAGATTTTCTACGACCTCTGGTGGCACTCACAGTGGAGGATCTGAGTACACTACCGGTGTTACCACTTCTGGCACTCCAGGCAGTTCAGGCGCCTATACACAAATTACAGTGGCTTCAGGTGCTCCAACATTGTACTACTACTGCACAAATCACAGTGGTATGGGCGGACAGGCGAACACACCATGACTTATACATATACAGAGTTAAAAACAGCCATAAAAGATTACACTGAGAATCAAGAAACCACCTTTGTATCACATCTCTCAGACTTCATATTTACGGCTGAAGAACGCATATTCAAAAGCGTTGACTTAGATTTCTTTCGTAAAAATGTAAATGGGACTACCACATCAAGTAATCAGTTCTTGGCAGTGCCCACGGACTATCTTGCGTCGTTCAGTCTTTCAATCGTTAACTCTGGGACCAAAGAGTTCTTACTTCAAAAGGATGTAAACTTCCTACAGGAGTATAGTCCTGACACCACAGCTACGGGTGTTCCCAAGTATTATGCGCTGTTTGATTCAGACAACTTCATACTGGCGCCTACACCAAATGGTGCTTATACCGCAGAACTTCACTATTACTATCGACCAAGCAGTCTAACGGTTAGTCAGTTTTTGCTCACGCTTAGTAGCGTGAGTGGCACTTTTCAAGCTGGCGAGACCATAACAGGCGGCACAAGTGGTGCAAGCACTACGATTGCGTCTGTAGCTACGTCCACAACATTCAACATCGTAATACCAAGCACAGATCTTTCGGTTGGTGAAACAGTAACTGGTGGCACCAGTGGCGCCACAGGAACCGTCGTGTCTACAAGCTCTGACACAACCATGACTTGGTTAAGCGAAAACGCACCAAACGCTATTTTGTACGGCAGTTTGGTTGAGGCATATACCTTTATGAAAGGTGAGCCGGATGTCATGAAGATGTACAGCGACAGGTTCTCTGAATCGTTGATTAGGTTGAAAGATTATGCAGAGGCAAGAGAAAACGCCGATGCGTACAGAGACGGGTTGGTAAGAAGAGTCAGAACATGAATGTTGCCATTGTGGGGCTTGGGGGCAGTTATGCTGATTACATAGCTGCTCGAGTTGCTTCTTATGAGTTTGATGAAATATGGGGCATTAATTGCATCGGAGGCATCATTCACGTTGATAAGACTTTTATGATGGATCCGGTGTCTAGGTTTCTAGATTCGGAAAACGCGGGGTCTCAAACTGGCATTGCTCGTGAGTTTTTAAAAACAAACAAAAAACCCATCATAACTTGTCAGTTGGATAAGCGCGTGAAACACCTTGAATTGTACCCACTCAAGGAAGTAGCGACAGATCTAAAGTTTTGTTATTTCAACAACACCGTTGCCTACGCCGTTGCTTATGCAATTTGGTCAAAGGTGACTAAGATTTGTCTGTATGGCATAGATTATACCTACAAGAATGTAAGCATGGCTGAATCTGGTCGCGCTTGTGTTGAGTTTTGGTGTGCCATCGCTGTTTCAAGAGGCATCAAGATAGAGGTGGCGAGTCGATCTAGTTTGTTGGACACAAATGTACCCGACAACGAGAAGCTGTATGGGTATCACAGATTGGATGATCCGTTGGTTCAGACAGTTCAAGACGGCAATTTGTTGATAACGAAGCAATCAGAGATAGAACCGCCAGAGCCTGTTGAATCAGATCCGATCATTTTTGGGAGGCATGACAATGTTTGAAGTGAATGTGGCGTCAATCGGTGCGGTAGATGTTGTTACATCTGATAATGGTGGGTTATCAAATGATCAGATTGCCGACATGGCAGCAAACAAGATCATGTATGTTTCTAACGAAGCACCAGAACCCATCCGTCTCCAGGCTGAAGCGTTTAAAGATCGAGTCCGAAATTTAGTTCAATATTATGTGGAGTTGGCTCGGAAGGAGGAACGTGCTACAATTTGCGCGAAAGTTCGTGAAGCCGGTCAACATGAGTTGGCTGATGCTATAGGGAGACTGTAATGGCGATATCACAAGCAATGTGCACAGCGTTCAAGCAAGAGCTGATGCTGGGCACGCACAATTTTGCGACAAATGGGAACGCTTTTAAGCTGGCTCTCTATGCAGAAAGTAGCGGCGGTAAGTCCAGCACTACAGCTACACTGGGCGCGACAACTACAGCGTTTACGACTACCGGTGAAGTAGCGTCTAGTGGCACATACGCCACGGGAGGCGGCACCCTTACAAAGGTTGCTCCCACCACTTCTGGAACGACAGCGTTTACTGATTTTGCGGATCTTAGCTTTACTACG